TGGAAAAGAGACTGATGTATGGGATGAAAGAGTAGTTGGAGTAGGAACTGCAAACTGGAATCAGTATTCTAGTAATGTTGTAATGCAAGTGGGTTCTACTGCAGGAAGTAAGGTTATTCGTCAAACCAAACAGGTGATGAGATACATTCCTGGTAGACCAGCAACTCTTGCATTTGCCATTCGTTTAGAAGCACCACAAGTAGGAATTCGTAGAAGATTTGGATTGTTTGATGACAATAATGGTGCATATTTTGAGGATGATGGTGGAACATATTCTTATGTAATCCGCAGTAGCACATCAGGTATCACTACAGAAACTAGAGTAACCAGAGATAATTGGAATGGTGAAAAGTTTGGTGGTGATGGATATACAGGAGTGACTGCAGATCCAACAAAACAACAAATGATTTCTATTAACTATGAATGGTATGGTGCAGGAATTGTTGAGTTTTCTTGGTTGATGAAGAATGAAACTATCCCAAGACATACTTTTGAGAACTCAAATCTCAATCCATATGTTTGGTGTTCCACTCCATTCTTACCAATTAGACTTGAGATAGAAAATATTACTGGTGTTGCAGGAACTCATTACATGTATCAGGGTTCTAATTCTCTGATTCAGGAGGGAGAACCAGAAAAACTTGGAACTTTGATGAGTATCTCAAATGCCATTACAGGGACAACAATGACAGCAGCAAATACATTCTATCCAATTGTAAGCCTGCGTCTAAAGTCTGGTGCATTATCTGCAGTAATGCTTTTAAGATCTCTACAAGCAGTAACCAATGATAACACTAATGTGTATTGGAGACTTTATGAGAATGCAACACTCACAGGTGCAAATTGGACAGATCATCCTGACCCTAACTCATTTACACAATATGATACAACTGCAACTGCATTGACTGGTGGAACAACTCTGTTAAGTGGATTCACAATTGCTGGTGGGGCATCATTAGTTGATATTGATGATAAGGCAGCACTGCAGTTAGGAAGAAGTGGTATTGGAACAATCAGTGATACTTATACACTTGCTTGTGCAAGTCCTAACACCAACAAAGCAGCACTTGCAGTTCTAAACTGGATTGAACAAAGGTAATTAATTATGTCTGATAATGTATATCTTGGCAACCCCCTACTAAAGAAAGCTAATACAGCAATTGAATTTACCCAAGATCAAATTCTTGAGTTCATCAAGTGTAAAAGTGATCCTGTCTATTTTGCCAAAAACTATGTTCAAATTGTGACCTTGGATCATGGTTTGCAACTATTCAAACCATATCATTTCCAAGAAAAATTAATTAAAAATTTCCATGAGCATAGATTCAACATTTGTAAAATGCCTAGACAGACAGGCAAATCTACAACTGTTGTATCTTACCTTCTACATTATGCAATTTTTAATGATAATGTAAATATTGCAATTCTAGCAAACAAAGCATCAACTGCTAGAGATCTTCTATCAAGGTTACAAACTGCATATGAAAACCTGCCAAAGTGGTTACAGCAGGGTATCCTTGCATGGAATAAAGGTTCCATGGAGTTAGAAAATGGATCAAAGATATTGGCTGCTTCTACATCTGCATCTGCTGTCCGTGGTGGATCCTATAATATCATATTCCTTGATGAATTCGCGTTTATTCCAAACCATATTGCAGACCAATTCTTTGCCTCTGTTTATCCTACTATTTCTTCTGGTCAAAGCACAAAGGTCATTATAGTTTCCACACCACATGGTATGAACCACTTCTATAGGATGTGGCATGATTCTGAGCGTGGAAAGAATGCATATGTTCCAACTGATGTTCATTGGTCTGAAGTTCCTGGAAGAGACACTGAATGGAAAAGGCAAACTATTGCAAATACTTCAGAACAACAATTTAAGGTTGAGTTTGAATGCGAATTTTTAGGATCTGTAGATACACTAATTAATCCAAGTAAACTAAAAACATTAGTTTATGATGACCCAATTAAAAGAAATAAAGGGTTTGATGTTTATGAAGATCCAAAAGCAGATAGAGATTACCTAATAACAGTTGATGTTGCCAGAGGAGTTGGGAATGACTATTCTGCATTTGTAATTTATGACATTACTTCTTTCCCACACAAGATAGTTGGCAAGTATAGAAATAATGAAATTAAACCCATGTTATTCCCAAGTGTAATTGTTGATGTTGCCAAAGCATACAACAGTGCATACATCCTCTGTGAGGTGAATGATGTAGGGGATCAGGTGGCAGCAATCATACAATATGACCTGGAGTACCAAAACTTGCTTATGTGCTCCATGAGGGGCAGAGCAGGGCAAATAGTTGGACAAGGATTTTCGGGGAAGAAAACTCAATTAGGTTTGAAAATGTCCAAGACAGTCAAAAAGGTTGGGTGTCTTAATCTAAAGACAATGATTGAAGAAGATAAACTTATATTCAATGACTATGAGATTATTAGTGAGTTGACTACATTCATCCAAAAACATAACTCATTTGAGGCAGAAGAGGGATGTAATGATGACTTAGCAATGTGTTTGGTTATCTATGCATGGTTAGTTGCACAAGATTACTTTAAAGAACTCACAGAACAAGATGTTAGAAAAAGATTATATGAAGAGCAAAAAAATCAAATTGAGCAAGATATGGCTCCTTTTGGGTTTATATTGGATGGCACAGAAGCATTAACTGCAGAGGTTGATGCTGAGGGAGATGTATGGCACACAGATGAATATGGGGATATGTCATACATGTGGGAATATAAGTAATGGATGTAGAAGATCTTTTTACTTTAGAGCATCTACTTTTTTCCAGCAGAAAATGTAGATCTTGTGGGAAAGAAAAAGATCTTTTAACTGACTTTTACCAAACTAGGAAAGATAGAGGTGCTTATCCATCTTCTTATGCATATGAGTGCAAAACCTGCACTATTAAAAGAATTATGCAGAAAAGACAACGAAAAATTAGTTCAGCAGAGTGGCAATATCCAGACTGGTAATGTTCATGCACTGTTTCCCCAATTAAAAAGTTGCAAATTATAAATACATTTAGAGCAAAATGAAGCACTAGAGGAGTCAAAATGGCGTTACGCTTAGCATCTCCAGGTATCAATGTAAGAGAGGTAGACCTAACAAGGGGTGGGATCCAGAATACCACTTCCTTAGCAGCAGGTATCGCCGCTCCTTTTGCAAAAGGTCCTGTAAACCAGATTGTTACTATCAGGACTGAAGATGAATTAAAAAGAACTTTTGGAACACCATCACTCAACAACTACCATTATGAGTATTGGTATTCTGCATCCAACTTCCTCTCTTATGGTGGCAGCTTAAAAGTTGTAAGAGCCCCAGGAGACAACCTAAGAAATGCTAATGCTGGAGCTGGTGTTTCAGCACTAACAGATCTTACTGTAGAAAATTTTGATGATTATCAAGAAGACCATGCAGATGATACTACATGGTATTTTGCTGCAAAGAATCCAGGATATTGGTCAGAAGACTTAAAAGTATGTGTTATTGACCACTTTGCAGATCAAAATCTTTCAGGCATCAACACAACCAACCTTGCAGTTGGTTATGCAGTAACTCAAGCAATCACAGGAACCATTGCTGGAGTTGGTACAACCTCCACTCCAACTGGTTACCTTGAGGGAGTTATCACTGGTCTTGGGGCATCTGTAGCTTATGTAAGAGTTACTGCCAAGGTATTAGATGGAACCAAAACTTCTCAAGTTTATACAGAAAATGGTTCTTATGCATTTAGATCAGCAGCAGTTACAGCATTAACAAATGCTGGAGTAACAACTGCATCAGTAACCCCAACTGCAGTAGAAGATTGGTATAATAGTCAGAACATTCTTGATACTGCAAGAGGTGATTCTGTAACTGTATCTTGGAGAAGCATTGCTCCAAAACCAACTGCAAATGCTTATGTCACTGATAGAAATGGTGGCAATGATGCTATGCATGTGGTTGTTATTGACAGTAAGAAGTCAAACAACATCTCAGGAACACCACAAACAATTCTTGAGAAGTTTGTAAATCTATCTAAAGCACTTGATACTAAGGTATCTCCATCAACTTCAGTATACTACAAAGATTACATTGCTGTAAATTCTGCATACATTTATGCAGGTAAGTCTCCTGGAGATTCAACTGATGCATAT